TGCTTGCCGACAATGAAATATATGTAGATCAAGTCGGTGCTACAGCAAATATAAATTTAGAACAACTCGGTTCATCAAACATTATTGGCGGATTAAATTCTATCGCTGGAACTCTTACGGCATTTGATCCTGACGGAACATCAATGACCCTAGAAATTAATCAGATTGGTGATACCAATAAATTTTTAGGTGATATTACTGCAGATAGTTTTACAGGCTTATTTGATTTTGATGGGGATGGTAATAACTTTACGATACAGGTAGACCCAACCAATACTTACGGTGCTGACAATGGAAATTTTAATGTAGATGTTGATGGGTCTTCTAATACTTTTACTTTGGATGTTGCAACTAATGACTTGGCAACAACCTTAGATCTTGATTGGATAGTACAAGGAGACAGCAATACTTTTGATTTTGATATAGATTACGACTCAGCTACAAACTATGTGAATGTTGATGGAGATTCTAATACAATAAACTTTGATGCAGATGGTTACGCAGACGGATACTTTTATCTTGATCAAGCGGGTAACAGCAGAACATTTAACATAGAACAACAAAGCACATTAGCAAGTGATTGGCTCAAGATTGAAAGCACTGGTAGTAACGGTACTGTTTGTATCGTTCAAAGTGATGGCGGAACCACCACAAGCTGTTGATGTAGGTGATATTACAGAGCTAAACGGCTCTGCTCAAATAGTAAGAGATCAGCCTTACGAAGCTGAGTTAGCTTTTCAAATTCAACAAAAGGATAAAGTTGAAACCAATGTTGGGCGTTTAGGCATTACTTTCATTGATAACTCTGTGGTCCGTTTAACGGAACATTCTAAGCTGACTATAGATGAGTATGTTTTTGACCCCAATCCAAGCAAATCTAAACTTGCTCTTAATTTTGCCAGTGGTACCGCTAGATTTATTACTGGTGCATTAGGCACTATCGACAAAGAAAATATTTTAATTAGCACTCCTACAGCTAATATTGCCATTAGAGGAACCGACTTTACTTGTACCGTAGATGAGTTGGGTAGATCTTTAATTGTTCTTCTTCCTGGAGTTAACGGTTTAGCCAGCGGAGAAATACTGGTAAGCACCGCATTTGGAACAGTTACTTTAAATAAACCCTACGAAGCAACCACTGTAAGCGTATATGAAAGCAGACCAAGTATTCCAGTAATATTAGATCTAACATTAGATATCATAGATAACATGCTAATTGTTAGCCCGCCCAAAGAAAACAAAATAGTACAAGAACAATCAAGCACCAACAGTAAAAATATTTTAGACATAGATTTTTTAGAGTTTGAGGAATTAGATCAAGATGCATTAAAAGAAGATTCTTTAGAGTTTACTGAGTTAGATATTAATTATTTAGATGTTAATTTTTTTGAAGACTTGTTAGCCATTATAGAAGAACTAGATGTTTTAAAAGAAGATCAACAACTTAATCAAAACCAAATTGGTACAAACATAGAGGGTACTGGTTTGGGGCAAGATTTAGAAACTCAAATAGTTACTTTAGTACAAGGACAAACTGCATCTTTTAGAAGAGAGGTTGAACAAAAAGCAAGATTGGATATTGATTCTGGAGGGGGGTATACTGTTATCTTGATTCAAAATGGCGTTACAAATACTATAAAAATAAATGGTGGTGGAGACTCTACTATAACTATAAAACAAGGCTCGTGAAAAAAAGTGTCATACTTTTATTGGCAAGTGCAATACTTGCCCTTCCATATGTTTATCAACCTGTTTGGTATGATACTTTAAAACTTAAAACCTTTGATACCTTTATCCCCCAAAAAAAACCTTCGGGTTATTTTACGATTTTAAATATTACTGAGGGGGATGTTGTTAAAGAGGGCGGCTATCCATTTCCAAGACAAAGACTTGCAGAAATTCAAAAACAACTGTATGGCAAAGGTGCTATTGGTGTGGGCTGGGTTATGGCTTTTACTGAACCCGATAGGTTTGGGGGAGATGAAGAATTTGCAAAAGCAATAAATATGACAGTACCTACAGTATTTGCTATGTTTGAAAACGATACTAAGTTCTATCCAAAAACTACAGGAACAGTAATTTTAGGCAATGATGCAGCAGGTTATCCTGCAAGGGGCGTAAGACAAAATGTTATTTCAGGACATGAGGGCGTAGCATCAGCACCAGTGGATGTAGATAACCTAGTTAGAAGGATACCTTTGCTTATGAAATCTCCTGATGGGTGGATTCCTGCGTATGGAACACAAGTTTTAAAAATATTAGCGGGTGCAGATACTTACATTATTAGAACCAATGAAAATGGCATAGAAGAAATAACCGTAAAAGGCATACCCCCAGTAAAAACAGATAGTCTTGGTCGTAAGTGGATATCTTGGGTAGATACCCCTGAAACTAGTCTTGATAAAATGGATGTCGAGGGTAAGTTTGTCTTTGTAGGGGTAACAGCACAAGGTGTAATGCCACAAGTGGCAACGCCAGCAGGCTTATTAGAACCGCACAAAATCCAAGCAGCACTTGCCGAATCCATTTTGATAGAAGATTCACCATATATACCCGATTATAGTCTAGCCACAGAATTATTTATATTCTTTATATCAGTAGTATTGGTTTGGCTTTGCCTTAGTTACTTTGGTATTGCCTTAAGTGCAATAAGTTTTTTATTTATTTTGGCTACGCAAACAGTTGCTGGATCAACTTTTATTAAGAATGGATTATTAATAGATGTAACTTGGGCATTCATATCTAGTTTTGTTGTAGGCACATTAGCTTTTTATCTAAGATTTAAAGAACAATTTAAACTTAGACAACAAATTAAAAAACAATTTGAACACTACCTTGACCCAAGGCAAGTTAAACAACTTCAAAAGAATCCTGATTTACTAAAACTAGGCGGAGAAAAACGGGAATGTACTTTTCTTTTTACTGATTTAAGAGGGTTTACAGCTTTGTCGGAAAGTGTGCCACCAGAACAAGTAACTTATATTATGAACAAGGTTTTAACCGTGCAACAAAAAGCGGTGCAAAAATATGAGGGAATGGTAGATAAGTACATAGGAGACGCAATGATGGCTATATTTAATGCTCCTTTAGATATGATGAACCACGAGAAAAGATCGGTAGAGTGCGGAATGGAAATAATTAAAAAAATAAAAATATTAAACCAAGAACTGCAATCTGAAAATTTGCCGGGAATAGCAATAGGCATAGGCATAAACACTGGTGAGGCTATTGTTGGCAATATGGGTAGCGAAAATAGATTTGATTACACAGCCATAGGTGATGCAGTCAATACAGCAGCAAGGCTTGAATCAGCAACAAAAGAATGTGGAGTAGATATTCTTATTGGAGAGACTACAGAGTCTAAGTGTGGGTATCATTTAAAACAATTAGAATCTATAATGGTAAAAGGAAAATCAAACAAATTAAATATTTATACTCTTAAATGATATGTTAAAAGGATTATTAAAAAATGTAGTAGGAAGTGTTGCTCCAACCCTTGGCACCGCCTTAGGGGGACCATTGGGAGGCATGGCTTCTAAAGTAATATGTGAGGTTTTAGGATGTCAAGATAATCCAAAAGCCATAAATAATGCCATTCAACAAGCAACCCCAGATCAAATGATGGAATTAAAAAAAGCTGAAAAAGAATTTGAAGCACAAATGAAACAGTTAGAAATTGATGTCTTTAAGCTTGAGGTTCAAGATAAACAAGATGCTAGAGGAAAATTTAGCAAAGATTGGACCGCTAGGATCATGGGTATTGCTACACTTGGTGGCTTTCTTGGTTATATTTTCTTGGTTACCATCCAGCCACCCGAGCAAAATTCTGAAGCATTAATAAATTTAGTGTTAGGTTATCTTGGTGGATTAGCCAGTGCTGTGATATCTTTTTACTTTGGTGCATCAAACACATCAGACAAGGGGCAGGAATAAAGTGTGGCAGGGTTTAAACTTACAACATTCAGTGGTCTTAATAAAAAGATCAGCCCAAGGCTATTGCCAGAAGATGTTGCTCAAGAAACAGAAAACGCATTCTTAGACAGAGGCAGACTAGAAGGGTTACCTCAAGATACAAATGATCCTTCAGAAACTGGACCAACACATCCAGCTGCTGATATTGATGCTACCACAAGCACTATATTCAAAGCCACAGATAACGAATGGTTTACCTTTACAGATGATGTAGATGTTATCAAAAGTCCAATTAAAGAAGACGCATTTAGTCGTTTCTATTTTACGGGTGTTAGCGGAGCCTCAGGCTTCCCCAGAATGGTGGATGCAAGTAATGGCATATCCGGCTCAGGACCATCCCCAGTAACTTCATACAGGCTAGGATTACCCACCCCAGGGGCATTTACTTCTGCACCATCAGTTAATAATGCAACCGCAGCAGATGGAGCGGCTACAAGTTCCCGTGCTTACATTTATACAGAGATAACTTCTTTTGGAGAAGAAGGACCGCCAAGTGTTGTAACAGCATCTGATATTGTTGATGCGGCTGACGGTGCTACAGTAACTTTGTCTCTGCCAGCAGCTTCAAGCGGTACATACAGCATTGCCAAGAGAAGAATATATAGAACAGATTTGAATGGTGTATTTAGATTTGTAAAGGATGTAGCTGGAACAACATCTGGAACTACAAATGATACAATTCTAGACGCTTCACTCGGGGAAGAAATAGAATCAACCGATAACCTTGCACCGCCAGACGATACCTCAGCAGATCATCCAGATGGTCCAATGCTAGGTATTACTGCTATGCCTAACGGTATAACAGCAGGATTCAGTGGCAACACATTATTATTCAGCGAATCTTTTTTACCACATTCTTATCCACTAGCAAACCAATTAACAACTAATGACGATATAGTTGGAATTGCATCTATTGCTTCAGGCTTATTAGTAACCACTAAAGGCAAACCATATATAGCTTCAGGAACAGATCCTAGTGCTATGGCTATGGTAGAGATTGATGCAAACTTACCAAACTCTAACAAAAGATCTTTAGTTGACATGGGCGAATATGCTATCTACGCATCACCAGATGGATTGGTATTGGCAACCAACTCAGGCATACAATTAATTACACAACAAATCTTTACTAGAGATCAGTGGCAAGACTACTATCCAAGTAATATTGAAGCTTATGAATACGAAGGAAAGTACATAGCTTTTACATGGGATGGTTCTAGTGGAGCAACTAAAAAAGGATTTATTTTTGACCCAAGGGGTGGAAAGAATGCTTTTGTTGATTTAGATTTTTATGCTCATGCAGGATTTAATGACAGAGAAAATGATGAGCTTTATTTAGTTATCGGTGGGGTTCTTAAAAAGTTTGGAAGATCTAGCAGTGCTAGGACATATACATGGCAATCAAAAGAGTTTTATACCAACAGACCTATATGCCCAGGCGTAGCAAAAGTAAGTGCTGAATCTTATAGCAGTTTAACTTTTAAACTTTATGCTGATGGTTCTTTAAAACACACTCAAACTGTTACCAGTGATGGAATATTTAGATTACCCGGAGGTTATAGGGCAAAAACATTCTACATTATTTTAGAGGGTACAGACCCTATTAATGAAGTGTGTGTTTATGAAAGTCCAAGGGAGATAACCTAGTGGCTAAATCTAAAGGTACTTTCGTTGTACCAAGAAACTTCGATCACGAAGGGAAGCGTTTTGCTTCTAAAGTAAATGAATCTATTGCACAACTTAAAGGAGAGATAGGAAATCCTTTAGATGCTGCTGTAACTTTTAGGGACCTAATCGATTCAGGAATTGCCAAGCGTGATATTAGAATTGGATCTAATGGTCAAATAGTAGGCTTAGGATCTCAGGGTGTTACTTTTGGTGATGAAGATGTTCTTGGAATCCCCCCGGCACCCACAGGCGTAAGTGCAGACGGAGCTTTTCAAAACATTGTTATAGAATG